AGTGGTTCATTTACAATTGATCACCCACTTACAAGTATGAGTAATACACACAATCTTTACCACTCTTTCATAGAAGGTCCAAAAGCCGATCTCATATACAGAGGTAAAGTTGATCTAGTAAATGGAAGTGCTTCTATAAACTTAGATACCGTTTCTAAAATGACAAGTGGTACATTTGAAGCACTGAATAGAAACACTCAGTGTTTTACAACGAACGAATCCGATTGGGACGCAGTAAAAGGGTCAGTATCTGGAAACACTCTTACAATATCGTGTCAAAACGCGTCTTCTACCGCAAATGTTAGTTGGTTAGTTATAGGCGAAAGAAAAGATCAACACATGTACGATACAAATTGGACTGACAGTGACGGATACGTCGTACCCGAACAATTAAAATAAAATTAAGTAAAATCACATTTACCATGCTGGAACAAACAGGATGGTAAATGGTTTAACCCACTACTTTTTTAGTGGAAGTGAATCCATAATCGCGAGTGTAATAACACCCACGATAAAAAACATAACGAGAAAATTACATTCGGTATCGTCCTCACCTAGGAAAGACGTTATCTCGCGACGACGTCTTGCTACCCTTGGTTGAGGTATCGATTCCTCCTGACTCCATGAAGGTCTCTCAATAGGTTCCTCGTCTAAAGGACAATATCCTATCATTTATATATTACTTACAAATTAATTTCGACCGATTTTTTCTTCTTACCACCACCGCGTTTAGACTTGGTCTGAGTAACCTTAACTTCCCTCACTTCACTTTCATCGTCACCCTTAGTCCCCTTACTATCGTCTGCTGGGGGTTCGGCTATATCCGAAATGTCGTCTTCAAAATCGACCATATCATCGTCTGGTTTATTCAAATGTGTTGTGCTCATGGAAGGTTGTGGTGGCATCATGATATTACCCATAAGACTCGAAATGTCTAAGCCCGGACCTTGCATTTCACGTCTTCCGTTTGCATCTACCTTATCGTCACCCTGTTGTTGCGACTTAGGGACCGTATTTTGAACGGCCGACATCATATTTTGTACCAATTCGGGGTTCTGTTTAATCACGTCGTTCATGTTCGGCATGACTGATTTAAACATACTATTTGTTAAGTGAAACATCATAGCTGATCCACCAAGCATCATTATAAGTTTAACTTCTGGGGCGACGTGCATTTTCGTTCTATACTTCACGTAAAGTTCCTCGAAAACTTCATCGTAATCATCGACGTTCTCCATCACATTCTCGGACCAACCGTCGAGTTGAATTTCGAATGGGTTATATTTTTTATTCAAAAACTCGAGACCTGTCGTACATGCAATAAGCATACGTCTCGAAAACTTTATCGATTTATCTACGTCTATGCTATACGTAATTCTCTTAACTTCGGTTCTAAGTTCATCTATAGGTGAATATGCATTCAAACGCTTATTCACCGTAAAACCTTTTTTTTCTAACCGACCAAGTTTGTTTACGAGATCGGCCTTCTCCTCGTCGATAGTTTTAAAACCAGGTGATGGTTTATCCTCTTCCATACCACCGTCAGGTACGCCATAATCATATGGATACCCCGGTTCTGGTTCAACTTCGTACTCACCATAATCAACGGGTTCCTCGGTTGGTGGAACTGAGGGTCGGTTTTGTTTATCGGGATTTGCAAAAGAATCAATGTCTTCCTGGAAAGTCTGTACTGATGGTGGCGTGAACTGAGTATGCATATGTTTTGGCATTTGCTTTTTCACAGGCTGAGGTCTAGGAACTTCGATTTCAATCTCATTCATCAGAGCCTGTTCGTTATCATCTAATTTCATAACGTTTGTGTCATTACGATTAAGTATAATCTCTCCGTCCATTAATCTTTATATTGAAACTATTCTAATTTCTTTAACGCACTTTATAAAAAAATATTATATCATTATAAATGATTAAACTTAATACCACCAACAGAAATACTCTCAAGGCAATTGTGATCGTCTTCGGCCTCATCTGCATTCTCCAATTTTTGAGAACGAGCGGATACAGCCCAGTCACGATCGAAACGACAGATGAAGGTTCGCTCTTCGACCTCGAATCCAAGGAAGAATGTCTCAATAACTCCTACTACTCCGACAGTAGAGGTGGTGTTTGTGGTGGCCAAAAATTGGTCGCGGCACAAGCGGGCTATAAGATGAAGTAAAATCTCCAGTATATATAAATGGCTTTAGTGACTAGTCAGTCCACTTTACCCGATTTCGAATACGAACATCATACGGTTATACTCGATAACTTAGATCATGGTTCAGACAATACAGATTTTACACTCCATTTACCAACACCACTCGAAAATGTCGTCCAAGTACAATTACTTGCGGCAGCTATTAATACAACGGGTGATGCTCAAAGGTGCATACACATTGGTATAGAAGAACTCAAAACAAATTTTACCCAAAGAGGTAAAAAGGATCTCGATGATGCTGATAATCACCTTAACGGTGTTTTCGGAACAGTTATATGCGAACACACAATGCACGGTACGGGTAGCTCCCAAAAGGCTGTATTATTCAGAAACGAGTACCCAATTATCCAACAATATTATAACCCAATTCGAACACTCGATAGATTAACTTTTAATTTAGATAAACAGGATGGTGACGCAGCTGCATGTGGAGACGCTGTTTTCGTTTTTAAATTCGTTTGCAAAAAAAGAAATTTACCCTACAAAAAATAATTTTCAGGGCGTCTCGTAGGTATAATTTAAACCTTTTATTATTATAAATGTCTTCTGGTGTTATACAACTAATCGCTATTGGTGCTCAAGATAAGCACATAATGGGCGAACCAGAAATTTCATTCTTTAGTTCCAGTTATAAGCGACACTCTAATTTTTCACAATCCATAGAAGAGCAAACGATACAGGGATCTGTGAAAAATAACGCTATGTCATCGGTCAAATTCCCAAGATCAGGTGACCTTTTAGGATACACGTATCTAACTATACACAATTCTACACAAGCACTCGACGTTCAAAGGTGGGATTATCTCATAGATAAAGTCGAATTACTCATAGGCGGTCAGGTTATAGATACTCAAGACGCTGTTTTTACAGAGAAAATCGCCATTGATACATTCTCATCCAATATTTCTAAAAGCGCATTAGGTACGCACCCAGGTATAAGTGCTCGTTCGTATTTTTACCCTTTACGATTCTTCTTTTGTGAAGGTGCGCAATGTGCTTTACCCATGATAGCATTACAATACCACGAAGTTGAATTAAGAATTCACTGGGGTTCGCAAGCTGAAAACTACGAATTTGACTGTTATTCGAACTATTACTATTTGGATAACGAAGAACGTGGTAATATCGCCTCGAGAAACCATAACATGCTCATCACACAAGTCCAGAAAAGCTTACCATCGAACGAACTTGTACAGGAACTCGTATTTAACCACCCAATAAAGTATCTCGCGTGTTCAGATACAACCACGGGAGGTGCATTAACATCAGATACCAATAAAGTCAAAATAGAAATTAACGGTCAAGATATATGCAATTTTAAATACGGAAAACCCCATTTCATGGAAGTACCAAATTATTATCACACGACGTTCGTAACGTCACCCGATTTCTTTTTACACTGTTTTTGTATTTCAACGAGTTCGCTCCAGCCGACAGGAACTCTCAATTTTAGTCGTTTAGATTCAGCTAAGGTAATTAGCCAAACCATGAACATAACCGATCCGATATACGCGGTTAATTACAATATACTCAGAATTGAAAATGGTATGGCCGGTCTTATCTACGCAAATTAAAATACACACTTATATTAAAATGGTTAAAAACATACCTACCATCGAGCGGTCTACCAAAATCCGGTTTGGTAAACATGCTTTGGATAATCAGGCTGAAAACACAATCGTGTTCAATGCTTCAGATAGTGCCATTGATGCACCCATACCAAATTCTATATATATGACACCTTTACGGGTCGCAGAAATAGCAGGTTCTAACCTCGTAGGTTACTCGGCGTCCACAAAAGAAGTTGTTGATTCGAGTGTTCCTACATCCCTCCTAGGTGGTGTAGATTTAGCATCAGCAATTGATTTAGGTAATACGTCATCTAACACAGCGATTTTTACAAATACAAACGAAACTATCATTTCGTCGGGTACGATCAGATCAGACAACTTCAAAACAACATCAGATGAAGTTGCTATAGATGGAAATAAAACAAACAAAATCCAAGTTTCTGGAATCATACATTCGGGAGATTTACAAGCAACAGATCACGTTGCCATTGCAAACACGAACCCCCAAAACAAAATAACTATAGGTCCCTTAGGTCAAACTGTATTCAATGTACCAACTGGTTCGAAATTCGCGTTAGATACGGTCGGTAACGTCAATGCGCAAAATTACCGAGGCGATTCGTATTACCTTTCAAATCTTACGATGGAAAATATAACAAATCAAGGTAATATCACGTCAAATACAATCATATTTTCAAATGCTCATAATAGTATTTTTACAACGAGTAACGTCGATATCGGTGGTAACGTCTTTGTAAGAAACCCAAACGATAACGCAATATTCGGTAACATTGCAGGTTCAAATACAATAACAGCAAGTAAAATAACGGCAGGTGAAATAATAGGAACTACATCTATCGAAGGCCAAAATATTATTGCGTCAGCAGGAGGTACGTTTCAAGGTGATGGTACAAATATAACAAATATAAGCGCCGAAAATATAGATACAGGAATACTTGATGTTGATCGTGGTGGTACCAACATTGGTACATACAACACAGGTGATATGCTTTACGCATCGGGATCAACAACATTAGCAACAATAACATCATCGGGAGCGAACGATAAATTTTTAAAATTTGATTCAGGATCGGGCGCACCCGCGTGGATGGACGTTGCATCTACCCTAGATGAGATCGTCGGTGGTGGTCCCATAGGTTCGAATACAACATCCAATGTCATAGAAACAGGGGGTCTCGTTACCGGATTCGTAGAAGCTACTACACTGGAAGGTAATGGTGCAAAAATATCGGGTATTAACGCAGCGAATGTAGTACAATACAATAATAACACGCTCAGTGATGCCGTTTTACCCGTAGTACCCGAAACCAAAGGTGGTACGGGTCAAAGTGCGTATGCACAAGGTGATATATTATATTCAGATAATGCTAATTCATTAAACAGACTCGCTAAAGGGACTGATAAACAAATTTTACATATGAATGGAAATGTACCTCAATGGACAACAACAATATCAGACGCAACTTTGAATACATCAATACTAACCGGTTCGATTACAACACAAGCTTTAGATGCTAACCGTATTCCGTTTATAAATGGGGGTCAAGTATTATCAACGAACCCAAAACTCCAATTCGATGGAGACGATCTCGTGACACTAGGTTCAAATGTTGAAATTACAGGTAATTTACACGTCGTAGGAAACATCACTGCTCGTCATGAAAACAGTCTAACGATTAACGATCCAATTATAGAGGTCGGTAACAATAACTCGAGTGATAACATTGATTTGGGTATGGTCATGACCATGAGTACTTCAAATGTTGTTCATGGTTTTAGAGGTAATGAGAAGGAGTATACGATCGCATACACACACAGTGATCCAGTTGGTCCAGATATCGTACCAACATTAGCAAGTGGTATAACTAACCACCCGTATATTACCGCAAACGTTTGGGGTAACGTCTTATCGGGTAACGTCACGACGACGGGTAAAGTAACCACAGGTACTTTTCATGGTGATGGTTCATCTATAACACATTTAAATTTAGGTGACGCTAATAATACCGGTCAAGTTGCTACTGCACGTGGTGGTACGGGTGTAGCTACAGGTCTTACTGTACTCGACCCCGCTAATTTGAGCTCACAAGTCTTACTCGCCAAGGGTGGTACGGGTTTAACTGCAGTTTCAGAAAACGATCTGTTATTAGGTCCAGCATCTGGAACTGCGTTAGCTAAACTTACGGCTTACACGGGACCAACATCTAGTTCAGGTCCAGCAGCTATGTCCGCTAACTCGTCGGGTGGAAATACTGCATCTTCGAGTGATAGTTCCGTAAACGCATGGAAGGTATTTGATGGAAGTGATACTAACTACTATACCAGTGTTCTCAACTTGTACAACGGTTGGACTCCTTATGCGTATACCGGAAGTAATTCTTTAGGTGGTATAAATGGAGAATGGATAAAAATCCAACTCGCGAGTGCTATAACACCAACATCGGTATTTGTAAAAGCAAAACCAAATGGAACTGATTTGTCTGTTCGTCCAGGTGGATGGCGTATTATGGGAAGTAACAACGGTACAAATTGGACACAATTACACGCGTCTACAACACTTATAGATGACTCATCCGGTACTACAGAGTCTTTTAGCAATACAACAGCCTATTTATACCTTGCTATTGTTGTTACTAATATAAGCCTTCCGGGTCATAACGACAAGAAATGGAATTTGTCACAGCTTTTATTCAATTATACTGGTTCGGGACCAACTGAAAAATTCCTTAAAAGTTCAGCCGCGGGTGTATCGTGGGATGAAGTTTCTTCGACTTTACAGACTATTACAGATGGGGGTGCAACGACAACACAAACAGTCGCTTTTAATAACACGACCACGGGTTTAACATCCGCGGGTGATATCGATATCGCAGCTTCGAAAAGAATCGATTTCGCAACCGATATTATAATTGAATCGACCGCAGGTACATCTCTCAATAAAAGCCCCCTAAAAATAATTAACGCTATTGAGGTCGATCCGGACGTTGTCGGTGGAGGAACATCGTCAAAGAACGTTTTAGCGATTAATCACACGACAGGTGAAATTTACGATTCAGGGGGACAAGGTGGTTCAACTATGGAATTTATCCACGAGGAAGGTACAGGCGTACAGGCTAACGTCAGTATTGGTCGTACAGCTTGGGGTGCGACCACAGATTCTAACCTTACAATTAACACGTACGGTTCAAATGTACTCACAATATCGGGAAATGTATCAGCCGACAATATTACGATTGGTGCTCTACACGTCTCTGCATCACCGTTTAATTTAGATGATGTTGCGAGTGCAGGTGCAGGTGCAAATGTAACTTCAAACGTTCTACAACTTACAGCTACGGGTAATGCGTTTGTTACAACGAATAACATTAATGTTAGTAAAGATGTACATACAGGAGGTAACGTATATTCACAAAACCTTCAACTCACAAACACACAAATTTCAACTACTTGGACTACAGGTTCGGGAACGCTCGAAATAGATTGTAAAAACAAAACGTATGGAACAGCACCCGCTGTATCAATAGATGCAGATGTTGCAATACTTAACGTAACAAACTTACCAAGTGGTGGTCAGGTCGTCGTACCCCTTGTAGCGTCAGGAGCAGATAGAAAAGTTCTAAAAACAATCACAGCTGGTATTGATTTTATCGCATTTACGGCCGATGTTTCCATAGACCAGAACAGTCATGGTCTTTTGACCGTATCCAAAATAGGTGCATCTGGTGCGGAAAAAATATACATGAATGCAATCTCATTCACAGCAGCATAATTCTTTTTTTTTCAATCTTTCATATTATACATGGGCTTAAAAATAAAAAACCTTAGTATAATATAAAATATGTCTGGAGGTATTGCTCAACTCGTTGCTGTAGGCGCCCAAGATGCGCACCTTGTCGGCCAACCCGAAGTTTCTTTTTTTAGATCTAACTATAAACGTCACACAAACTTTGCCCAAACTGTCGAAAGACAAACTATCCAGGGCAACCCATCTGCTAACGGTATGTCCACTGTTAGATTCGAACGTAAAGGTGATATGCTCGGATACGTCTATCTCGCCGATAGATCGGCTAATCACGTCGCGTGGGAAACGGCTGTTTCCAAAGTTGAACTTTTGATTGGTGGTCAAGTCATCGACACACAAGAATTTAAATTTTCCGCGCTACTCGCGCCAATTACCATGGACCAAACGGCCGCTAAATCGTCGTACGTTGCCGGTCAAGGTACATTCTACCCACTCAGGTTTTCGTTTTGCGAAAACGCCCAATCCGCGCTCCCATTGGTCGCGCTCCAATACCACGATGTGGAATTGAGAATTACATGGGCTGGTTCTCCACCAAGTGATGTTGAATTGTACGCTCAATTCATCCACCTCGATACGGATGAACGCACGGCTTTGTCCAGTACGCCACAAAACATGATCGTCACACAAACACAAAAAGCTGTTGCATCAGGGTCAGCTACACAAGAACTTAGCTTTAACCACCCAATCAAGTATTTGATCGCAGAAAACACCGTGAATGTTAATAAACAACTTGCTGACACCACGAAGATGAGACTTCAAATCAATGGTACGGATGTTGCTGACCCAAAGACAGTGTCCCCACACTTTACATCGGCACCAATCTATTACCACACAGCTCACGGTGATGTTTGCACTGGTGGTGCTAATAACGATACAATCATCTTGGTTCCATTCTGTCTCGATACGTCTAAGGTCCAACCAACTGGGTCGCTCAACTTCAGTAGGCTCGATTCCGCGAGACTCGTCGTCGAAGGTGATACGTTCGAATATGATGTCTATGGCGTCAATTACAACATCCTCCGTATCGAAAATGGTATGGGTGGTTTGATGTATTCCAACTAATTTAATTTTAGCCACTTATTATAAATGTTCTGGCAATTAGTTTTTCTCTCTGCTTTCATTTTTATTATTACATACGATCCCAAATCCGGAACTTTGAATCATCTCGTCGACTCCAAACATGAACCAGCTCAAAATGCTGAATGTAAAGAAGGTCATTTCCAGGAGATTCAATTTGCTCAACAGGGATATGAGTGTCCAAAAGAAAAAGGCACACACATGGGTGCGATTATACGAACTTAAAAACATAACTTTATAATTTAACATATAATGTTTACGTTTGATCGTGATACCGCCACAATTGTTGCAATTTTATTCTGTATAGTAGGTTCGTTATACCTATACAAAGAACTCAAAAGTACAAAAGACGAATTAAATGAAGTCAAGGGTACGAATGGACAAATAACATCATTTTTATCGCAAATAGGACCAATTCCAGTTAACTCAGGAGCACCTCAAATGACTGAAAATAAAAAGGCAAACGAAGCCCAAGTGGTCGATGATCTTGAAGAAAATCAAGAAAGCGAGGAAGAATCCTCAGAATAATCATCTCGCTTAATTATAACTTGCTAATGAGCAATGAAGAAATATAAGGCTATAGCTGTACCTGTATCCTTTACAGGTTCCAAACCAAAGTTTCTGACTGTCCGGGATCGAAGATTCAAAGATTGGATTTTCGTCACCGGAGGGTGCAGGCGAAGAGAAATTCCAAATCCAATAAGATGTGCATTGAGAGAACTAGAGGAGGAAACACGAGGGGTTGTATCTCTAAAAAAAGGTGAATATACGACTTTCAAATTTACAGTCAAAGAAAGCCCCGGTGTTGAATTAGAATATAATGTGTTCATATTTTTCGTAAACTATACACAACAAGAACAATCGGAACTTGTAAGAAAGTTCAACGATGAAAAACAAAAAACTAACCTTAAAAAAATACAAAAACAACCAATTAAAAGAACGTTCGATGAAAACGATTTCATGAATTTTGAAACATTAACAGAGTTTAACACCAAAAAACAATGGGATCGAATAGTTAAAAATGTTCTCAATAACCCAGAATTCTACGCGTGTGTAACTTCAACGAATAGAAAAACCTTCACTATTAAATAATGAAGTCCAAGGTTTATATTCTTTCGCAAATAGCAGATCTTCTCGTAGAAAGACATGGTTATACGAGAGAAAAAGCAAACAGGTATGCAGAATTACACACTAACGATAAAGTATATGAACTACTCGTTCTAAAAAAGTCTTTATCAGAAAATGAAGAATATCCAGAAGTATCGTTTAGAAAAACAATTTGGAGACATCACTACGATAGTGATTAATGAATATAAAAAAATAAAAACAATAATTGGTAAGTAACCATGTTTAAAAAATGGTGTAAAGAACAAGGATTCTTTAATGGTTCCAATTTATCACATGTGCTCATGGACGGTGGTGTCCTTTCCGTGCCATTTGATAGATTGAATACTTTTTACGAAAAGTACGTAGAGGCTTATAATTCGGGTGAAAAGATATTTGTCGTCGAACAGAAAACAGAAAACTATAACTTTTTCGTAGATCTCGACTATAAAGATGAAGATGAAATGACATTTTCGGAAGTTGAAAGTATATGTAAAGTGATATGTGATAAGGTAAAAAAATTCGGAGGTAAAGAAGCTCTCATATCCGTAGCTGCTCCAAAACCAGCTGGACACCTTATAAAAACGGGTATTCACATTAACTGGACCGATTTTGTAGTAGATAGATCATCTGCCTTAGCACTTAGAGAACATATTATAAACACTCTCAACTTAGCTTACGGTTCAAAGGAATGGAAAGATATTGTAGATGAATCTGTCTATGGAAGTTCATCTCGAAAAACAAAAGGAAGTGGGTTTCGTATGCCATGGTCACATAAAAAGGGTAAGCATGAAGCATGTTCCGGTCAGGGGTGCAAACAATGCAATAGTACCGGAAAAGAAACACAAGGTGAATATAGACCCATTTTTATATATAGGTGCGGACCTTTCAGTATGTTAGAAGCAATTGAAGGACATATAGCGAGTGTTAAAATAATGCATATGGCAACACTCAGAACAGAAAGAGATGACCCGGTGAATATAGAAGGAAGTAAAATAAAAAGAGAAGACGAGTTTACAGCTACACAAATCAAAAACCAGTTCAAAGATCAGGAAGTTATATCAAACGTCGAACACTTCGTTAGAAAACACCTCGAAGGTCAAAGTATGGCTAAAATAACAAAAATGTATGAACATAAGGGTCAATTTCTTGTATCTACAACATCCCATTATTGTGAAAATAAAAAATGTAACCATAATTCTAATCACGTATGGTTCCTTATCGCTAACGACACGATCATGCAAAAGTGTTTTTCTAATACAGACATAATGAGACATTTTGGGTTTTGTAAAGATTTTACCGGAAGAAGACACCAGTTACCGTCTAAAATTACAGATAAATTAAAAAAGGAAGGTGGTAATGATGGAAAAATAAACAAGTACGTTACAAAGAAAACGAAAAAAGAAGAAGAAGAAAATAAAAATCCAGAAGATGTAAAAGATATTTTATCAAAATTTATACAAAAACACGTTATTAAAAATGAAACTGTGACCGTATCAAAAATAGAAAAGGGGAAAAAACCAAACATATACATGGTAAATACATCCTATTCGTGTAAAAAGTGTAATAATACTAACACTTTTTTTCAAATTACGAAAAATAAAATACAACAAAAGTGTAATTGTATTTCACGCGTTCACGATCTCACAGATAAAATAATCACTAAATTATAGAAGACAATGTTAGCTTTAATTTTTTTAGCACTTGTAATTTACATGGTATCGTCTTTAATTAAGGAAATACCAGATACAGAACAAATACATTCTTTAATAAAACAATCAATCAAATATTCAGGTCTAAACAGGTCTATATACAAAGAATTTATCGCAAATATACACCTAGCTTTAGAACACAGTAACAAACATATCGAATTGTCACGTAAGTTCATGAAACTCGCCCTAATAAATCTAGATGAAATAGCACTCAGTACAGTATCAGGTGATACAAATGTAATCGAAGAATTAGGAGTAATTTCAGATAAATTAAAAATACGATTCGAAGAATTATACGTAAGAAACGAAATAAAAATAAAAAGACGAACACTAACTGAGTAAAAATACTTAAAAGAATTCTGTTTTATTATCTTAAAACATGGCTATTGGTGTTAAAACTCGTTCGGGAAGAATATCAAGGGCTCCACAGCGTTTAGAATTAAAGGAAGAAGTTGAAGACGATTATAAAGAAGACGAATACAATTCGGATATCGATTTACTTCAAAGTGATGACGAAGATTTTTGTACGGATGACGAAGAAGATGATGATTCTGACTCCGAATATGATTCAGATGGAGATGAACACGGAAACTTAAAAGGTTTCGTAGTTGATGATGATAATGATGACGAAGAATATTCCGAAGAAGACGAAGAGGAATATTCAGATGAGGAATAATGAGCTTAAAAAAATAAGATTAAAATCTATATAATGGAAGCAGAAGTTGGTACGCCAATAGAATACAACCCAGACGATTTCATTAACGATTCAAAAGACATGGAACAAGAAACTGAACCGGAACGTGATGATCAATATTATATTCCGCCTCAGCATATGTATGCACCACAACACCAAGAAAAACAAATTAAATACGATATTTTTGAAAATCTAGATAAAACAGGTTACGTTATCATATTTGTTGCTTTTTTACTTGGATTTTTTATGGGTAAAACTATGCAACCAGTTATACTTAGACCTGGATAGGCTTACCGCTTATCCATAAATATTCAGAAGGTGTTTGTTGGCCATCAAAATTACCAATGGGTCCATATCTCTTTTCAGTAAAATACGCTCGACTTACAACGAGTGGATCTTTCATAATATCAGTTGCAACCTCAGATGCAGTAACAGGGTCTGCTCTATCTGATTTACTTTTTCGATCTCTATACAATCGTAAAAATAAACCAATAGAAAATAGTACAATAAGAATGGTGATTATGTTCAATATAATACTCAACATACTTACAATTACATAACAAAAATAATTTAGACTTGTGTATTTTCCTTATCATCAGAAGTTACTTCTTCCTCCCCAGTATCAACTTCTTCCTTAATCTGAGCTTCCGTTGAGTTTTCAACCTGAACTCTCTTTGCTTCTTCTTCCACCAATTTATCATCATCGGCTTTTTGCATGGCTTCGACTGAATCAAAACCACGTTCCTTAGCCTCATTTTCAAGCGCTTCCTTAACCTCCTTTTCCCTCTTTTCCTTTCTTTCCTTTATTTCTTGTGAAACAATTTCATCCGCTTCCTTAACAAGATCTTCCATATCTGCGTCTGGTTTTTCCTTTTGAAGACGTTCCAAAACTTCTGCTGGGTGACTAATCGGAGCCTCGTCCGGTTTAGTATAAAATTTGGAATTTTCGTCACCACTCTTAAAATATTTATCCGTACCCGGTGCCTTAGCCGCCATCATATCACGCTTACGTTCAGCAAACATAGCCGCAGCTTGAGCTTGATTTTCCTTATACCCCGACATAAGCTCTTCGAGCTTTTCATCAGCGTAATGCGCATCCTCAATTTGAACAGGATCTGGTGGAATTAACAACCACTTATACATATCTACGACGTAAATATCAAAGGTCGAATCTTCCTTTTGAAGACGTTTGGCATGAGAAGCAGCTTCATCTCGTGAATTAAATGCACCTCTAATCTTAATTCCAAACTTATCGTTCTTTTGTGGTGCTTCTGGTCCTACAATAGAAAGACACGCAAATAATTGACCTGGTACTGTTGTATAATCTTGTTCAAGAGACATTTTTTATATATTTCATATGTATCTTTTTTTTAAGCCATTTCTCTATTACATCCATGTACAAGAACCTCTATTGTAGAAGAACCTGGGTTTTTTGAATGGATAGCGCGTCTCACAGGAACTTCTTCAATCTTATAATCTTTAAAACTATTGGTTACAAGATAGACTTTTGCATTAGACATGACGAAATCAATATCAGACCGTTTTAATAAATTAAATAAATCTTCGTGATCGTTTATATCAAACCCATCTCGCATATACCCTACAAAACTTCGAACACTTTCCGGTGCATACGGAGGATCCGCATATATAAAATCACCATCGTTTATAGTTTGTGCAAATGCGGCCCTAAAATCACACCATTTAAAAACCACATTTTTTATAAGATCTTGTATTTTCAATACATCTTCTAACGTTATTACTACAGGTGTAGTTTTATAGTGTCCATAAGGTACATTAAACCCATTAGGTCCCTCTCTATACAAACCCCTAAAACACGTTTTGTTTAGAAAAATTAATGTCGCGGTGTGTATGGGTGTGTTTGGAATCAAATTATTGTACGTTTTACGTACCCAATAATAATAACTTTCTTTCGATGTTAGACCTTCTTCTTCAGATTCTGGTTTACGGTTTACTTCCGTACCGGTTCGTGTATCATATGTGGTAAAGAGTTTAATTAAATGATCGTGTATTTCATTTGGATTTGTTTGGATTTGTCTATACATGTTTATTAATTTTTGGTTTTTATCGTACGCATATACTTTACCTTTCACGATAATATCTTTACTCTCGAGTAAACCAAATAGAACACTACCACCACCCACGAATAATTCGTGGTAATTTTCTATTTCCCGTGGGAAAGTTTTCAAAACTTTATCTAAAATCTGAGTCTTTCCTCCGACCCACTTAATTATAGGTTTCATTTATAAATATCTAGATCCTTCGTTTTAACCTAATATTATTGGTTTATATTTCAGATGTATATTAATAATGTTATCCGTATCATAACATGATCGATAATGAACGTCCATTAACTGCATTCCACCTTTATTAAAAACATGTTCTTTTTCTGTAACAATAGTGTGTTC